AAATGGTGAAAGACAGAACAGATCATTAAGGCCACCGCGCCGCCGTCCACCAGAGGAAAAGGCGACATGAAAATTAGCGCCAACTCTGTTCAATTTTGAACAGTCGAACCGCTCCCTCCGCGATAAGTGCTGCACTCCGAGAACAGGAGGCGAACCATGTTCAGCTTTGCAAATCCGGTGATGTGCAGGAATTGTGGCAACGAGATGCGGCTCGACTCCATCGAGCCCATGCACCGCACGACCCGCGGGGAGTTCCGTTGTGATTGCGGTCACGTCTTTGGCTTCGACATGCCGAGGCGGAATATGTCGGCGAAGGCGCGTAGACAGCGGATGATCTCCAGACTCAATCCGGCGGCGTAACCCCGAAACGAAAAAGCCCCGCCGGGAGCGGGGCGCGGGGTTGGGGTAGGTCTACTCCAACCCCAACCAATCACGGCCGCGGATACTCGCCATCAGTCACACGGCGAGGAACGAGCAACTGATTCAGAGTAAATTCAATGCGCCGCATCTGCTCTCTGTCAGCCAAGTTTTGCTTGTCCATCGTGTCCAGGCGATTGTCTTGTACGGCAACGGCGGCGAGCACCTTTTGAAGTTCGGCAACATTGGTCTTCAACTCCCCAATCTCCTTCGTGGTCTGATTGCCGACCATCTCGAATCTCGTCGCCAGGCTGCTGATCTTCACAAGGACACCGCCAATGCCTATCAGCACCAGGGCGAAATTCCCAACCCTGAACCAAAGTTCGAGATTTGCGGCGCCATCGCTCAATACCGCAATCCTTCATGGAACAACCAGATAAGTCCGTCCGCCATTACTGGCAACACGAAGAACGCAAAGACGTTCATCGCAAAGATCATCAAGGCAACAAGCGGGGCATACCACCAATTATCGGCCGGGCGAGGGGTTTCGATGATGAGGGGCATCAGAACTGCACCGGCGCGATTGTCGAGTTGAGCCACTGCGCACATGTCCCGAGCACCTGAGTCCTTCTGGCGTTTCGATAGGCTTGCAGGGCCGTGAACACGCCACCGCCCGGAGGATTGCTGACGATCCCCAGAAGGACATTGAAGCAAGCCAAGGCCTGCTGGTCGTCCTTCGGTGTGATCATGATGGCGGCGTTGATGTCCTCCACCGAGCACTGCTGCAAATTGTTGATGAAGGTCGTCAGGTTGAACGACTTGAAGATAGTCTGCGGGTTGCAGGCATCGGAGACCGCCGCGGCACGAACGGGCGGCGCCTTGCCGATGGGCTTTGCCAGCGCGGGAGAGACCGCGAAAGCAAGGCATAGCGAGAGGATAATGCGGATCATGGCGTCGGTGCTCCATTCGTCGGATTATTGAGCGCGATCTTCCCCAGCGTGTCGTCCTTGTCCTTTGACCCGGACGACGAGCCGAAAAAATAGCCGATGATCGTGACGAAGCCTCCGGTCACGTAAGCCGTGATAACCATTTTGGCCACATCGCTATCCGGTACGGGGAGAACGAACAGTGCCCCCGCCAATCCGATCATGCCGAGCACGACCAGGAGCGCGATGATGTTGCGCATCATTTCGTGGCCTGAGCCTTTTTCAGCGCCGCCACGTCGGCCTCGAGCGATTCGATGCGGTTGGCAGCGTCCCGGATGCCGGCGACGAAATCTCCGATGTGCCCCATGAGCGCCATCGGGCTGCTCTTGTTCGCCTCCAAAATGGCGGCCATGTTTTCGAGTTGTTTGGTCATTGTTTTTCTCCTAGTCCTTTTGCAAACAGTTCGGCCTCATGGCCGCGCCTTCTCCACAAATCACCGCCCTTCGGCCATAAGCGTCGCATCGACAGAATCTCGTCGGGGATGCCGGCGAATTGCTTCATACGCATCAGAGCGGCGATGTTGCGCATTTCCCGATAGCGGTCGCCGAGCGCACCGAACGAAGGCCCGCGGTTGAAGGCGAGCGACACCAGGGCGCCGAACGAATCCCCCGACAGCATGTCGGTGTTGACAAGACGCTTCTCGACCTCTCCTTCCCACTTCGGGACGTCGCGATTGCGGAACACATCGAGCGCCACATCCCACGGCACGTTGATGGTCGACCGAAGTTCATGGGCGAGCGCACGGGCCGGAGAGCCATGGATGCCACAGACATGCGACAGCGCCTTGATCTCGATGGGGTCTAGGTGATCGCCCCAGTCCTTGGCGATGTCGGCCGCGGTCTCGTAGCCGCAGTCGTAGCCGATGCCGATCGTCACGCCTGACGCACCGCCAGGCCAGTCGGTCGATTGTTCGGTCTTGCGGTAATACGCCTCGCCGCCGGTTTCTTCCTGCACGATGAGGTCGAAGGCGGCTTGGGAAATTTTCATATCTTCGAGCCCTTCACGATGGCCGCGAACAGGAGCGCGCCGAACACGCACGCCGCCAGGGCGACGATGAGGAGGATGATCGGGCCGATGGCGCTCATGCGGGCTCCTGCCGAATGAAAGTCGTTTCTTTGACGCACGCCGCTCCGTACTGATGGGGAATTTGCTCGCCCTTGTAGCCGGGCGGCCCGGCCTCAAGAACGGCCGTCGCCAGCTCCGAACATTCCTTGGCATCCCGCGCTGGCTGGCGCTGGATGACCCGCGGCGGCCCCGGTATCGAGGGGATGTAAAGCCAGACGACCAGGACGAACTGGACGACGGCAATAATGGTCATTTATGTTTTCGCTTCCCAGATGTTTTTCGCAGCATTGAATCCGCGCGTCCATCCGAGCGCATATCCAGCCAGCGCTGCGGCGCCGAGGGCGGCCAAAGTGAGTAACGCCAATGCGAGGTCCATCAGGTTTCCGCCTCCGGTGACACAATCGTCTCCCGCCTAATGTAAAATCAGCGATCGATTACAGCCTAAGTTTCACTTTCTGCAACGAAGCAGCGGATGTAAACGGTGTCCGATCCTTGCGGGACGTACCACACCGTCGCCACGCCGACCGGATTCGCGGCTCCTTTGACCACCGCTTCATCAGGGACTTTGATCCACTGTCGGGGCTCGCCCAGGTGGATCGGGTCGGGGATGTAGATGCCGTCGACGCGGCGCTGCATCTCGGTCGGGTGACCGTCACTAATATCGCAGCAGGGCACGCCGCTCGGCGCGCGGATCGATTTGAACCAAGCGCGCTGGCCCTCGTTGAGCCGGTATGGCTCCCACTCTTGGGCGACCTGAGCCCACCGCGCCTCTGCCGGCAGTAGGCACAGTAGCATCACGAGCCAGAAGAATGGCAGGCCGAGCATGGGAACCTCATGACTTGAGTGGGGGTTCGAAAAGTTGAACGAGGATTGACGCGCTCATCGACTGCCTCCTGCGGGTCGTCCGACCATCCTGCCGCATACGCCCGGCACACAAGTCCAATCGCAAACGCCAAGCACGTCAAGAACAGTGTGTCCCATCTATTCATCAACTTCCCACCTCTATATTTACGCGGTCTTCCAGACGTTGACCCAGCTGTAGACCTCGTGCGCGCTGAACGAGCACGGGACGCCGAGCCCATTGGTCGCCCTAGTCGTCTGGCATTGGTGCTCGAGCCGGATGGCCTTGCTTGATGACAGCGTAAAAACGGCCGTCCCGAATGATCTCGACTGAATGTTAGCCGTGCCCGAGGCACCCATCTCCGATGTCCCGGTTTCGATCACGGCGGCGTCCGTCACGTTGAATAACCTTGTCGCATGAGACCCGACGCTTTGGGCAGGAGCCGACCATTCGACGCAATACGTTCCGGCTGGCAGCGTTATCTGATTTGAGGCTAGCGAGGCGCCGGCAATGACGTTCCTGACCGCCGTGTTGAGCACCCGAGTAACGAATGACCCCGAAGTGAAGCCGCCGCCTGCCGTGCCAGACGCCTGCTGCTCCTGAACGATCATGTCAGGTGCTGGCGTCGGGGGGTTTGACGGCGGGGCGCTGGAGAATACGCGGAACGACGTGCCATCATAAATGATCAGATGTAGCCGGGCCGCCACGAGCGCGCCGGCCGCAAGGGCGACGTTGTCCTTGTCGACGACGGCCTTCGCACCGACACCATCGATGTTTATCGTGACGGTGCTAGTATTGCTGTTGGCCGGCACGAGCCAAAACGCCATCGGCCGCGTGTACGCCGTGATCGCGGCGACAAGCGATGTGTCGCTGGACGCGGTTATCGTGTTCGTGCCTGAAACCGACGTGAGGTAGGTCGCCGCGACGTTCCACAGCGCTTCCACTTCGACGTCGACTGCCGTTGTGTATGGTGTCCCGACGTCTGATCCACCATTCGCTGCCGTCGGCGTCTTTCGTGTCGCTGCCGTCATATCCAGAGCTCCGGGGCCTCATCTACGAACGTAAGCGTGGCCGTGAAGTCGGCCGGCTTCGGCGAAATGTCATAGACGAGGAGGCGGCGCATCTCGGTTCCTAGCGGTCCGATCGCGCATAAGCAGTCGGCATCGAGTTGCAGTCGACCGGGGTCGGCGAACGGCGTAACGAACGTGACGGTCTGCACCTCGCCGTTTGCCGCGGCTGTGATTTCTTTCACCAATATTCCATTGCCATTGAGCAACCGAATGGCAACGCCTGTGCGCGATCCGAGATCGAAGATGTGAGGCGCGGTGAAGAGATGCGCCGCAGAGAACAGACCAGACTCCGTGTCGACGGTCGCGGTCCCCTCAAAGGTCAGTCCCGTGACATTGCCGCTGCTGGTCTGGACGCTCTTGATCCTGGCGAAACCAGCCTTGGCGGCGAGAACGTCATGCTGCACGCCGACGAGATCGCCGCGCTGACAGACAAGCGCATCGAGGTCTGCTTCGCCGGAATAAAACGTCAGACGGCTCTGCCCTTGGCCAAGGTCATATTCTGCGCGAGCGATCACCTCGGCCTGAGTGGTGAGGCCATCGTAGGATATCGACTCCAGATAAGTGGCGTCCTGGTTAACGTCATCCGCAAAAACGATCTCTTCGTCGGCAATATAATTAAGGTCGGCGTTGATATATGAGCAGCGGAACCCAGTCGGCTGTCGCGTGAAGGCCTTCGTCCAAGAGAAGCTGCTCATATTCCTTGGCGTGAAGATCTGCACTGGCGTGTCGGCAGAGCGGTCCTTGTCCCGGACGACGCCCCATGTCTCTGAGGCCCTCAGCGTTGCGTAGCCACAGGATGCGATGAGATTGAGCACGTCGATATAGGTCTTGCCCTCTACCGCGGCGTTCACCTCGTAGCCGAGGCTATTGCAGGCAGTGCGCCAAGCCACAAGGCCAGCATCGTCAATAAGCGCGGCAGGAAGCGGGGACCCACCGAGGGTGCCACCGAGCACGTCGCGGAAGTGTGGCGCCGGGTTACTGGTAGTGGTGACTGTGTTCCATCCTGAGCCGTCCCAGTCCGCAACGTAGCCGCTCGCGAGCACGGAGACCTGACCAAGCGCACGTTTGGTGACGCGGATGGAAATGGTGGCAAAGTCGCTGGACTGAACTGGATTCTGTAGCCACACCGAGGCGACGCGGTCGACCATAACCTTGTCGTAAACTCCGGTGACGTTTTCTCCTATTATGTTGAACCCACTGGAGGTTTGATATCCAAACAGGTCTAACGTTGGACTTCCATAGGCATATGTGGACGCTGTCAGTCCGGATCTAAGATATGACCAACTGCGAATTATTTGCACCTCATAAACCCCAGGCGTGAACGTCGCTGGATCTAGATAGATAATAGCTCTGTCGGTAAACAATTCGATATTCGTGACGTTGCTCGTATTGTTTGACGCCGTTACCGACGATAGAAGGTCACCGCCAGCGCCAAGGGAAAAACTAGCGTCGGCATCCCACCCGCCTATTCCCGCCGGCGTAGTTCCAGATTGGGTGGGGACGTGCTTGAACGCATAGATCCATCCGTTGGTCGCGCCGGTCGAATCGGGAGGGTCGGCCGGGACACTGGGGAGCTTAGCCCATTTCAGACGTATCTCTTTGGCAAATGGACTAAGAAGAGTGGCATCGCGGGAAACGTGCAGCTCTGGCGCATTGATCCACGTGCTCGTACCCTGTAGCCGGAATCGAACACGAAAAGCGATGTTCCTGTCGGCGGCGTTCGCTGGCTTGCTGAGGCCTGATGGGAAACCCAAACCGATCCAAAACTCATCCGGGCTGTCGCGGGTGACGAGCTGATGCCACTGAGGAACCGCATCTTCTATTTTCAGGTTCGTGTCATATCGAACGCCCTGCGAATTCACCTGGAGCAACTGCGCCTGGCTCACTTCCAGGTTTATGGAATCAGTGTGCCCCTGGCGAGTCACGAGCGTTTGCCTCGTGTTTAGCAGACCCTCCTGCGTCTCTAACGTTATTTCATTTCGGAACGAGTCGTCTGTGATGTCGACGCCATCGGACTCTATGTTCGCAAGGACGTGAGGCCCGGCGAGACCATAGACCGCCTCGGCGTAGAAGTTCTCGCCAACGAGTTCCGTGAGTGGAGGCGATAGGACGGCCGGGAAGACGCGCATCGTGCCGATAACGCGCGGCACCGCTGCGCCCGGTGAGAGCGCGTTACCCTGTAAGGCGGCTGTGAGGTCACCTCCAGCGGCTGGCGCTTTCTGCTGATTATTTGCAACTGACAGCGAAGGCGGTTTGAACAATGCCGCAATCAAAAGCGCGCCGCCGATGCCGATGGCCGCGCCGGCGACCTGGGCACCGATCGCTCCACCAGAGAAACTCGCCCCCAGGTTTAGCCCGGCAAATGCCGCTCCGCCGAGTGCCCCACCGGAAACGGCGGCCGCCACCAGCAACACCGCTATCGTCGCAATAATGGCCGCGGTTTGCTTGCCTCCGCCGCCGCCCCCACTGGGCCCGCGTATCGGGACGTGAAGTGTGATGGAAACGTCCGCACGGCCGCGGGCGCTCGGCCGCACGCGGGCCCATGCGGCGCGCGGCACGAGATCGCCGTTGACGCGCACCTGGCCGCCGATCGCGCAGAATGCCGGCGGCAGGTCTGGCAACCTCTCGACGATCTCTGCGATCGTCGGCATTGCCCCAGCGACGTCCGGTTCGATCAAGGTGTAATGGAGCGCACCGTCGAACGGCCGCTCACGCCAAGCGACCGACACCGGTTTACTCATCGCTGAGTTCGCAGTGACGGAAGAAGTTCACGATCTTGAAGCGGACGCGGGGATGCGAGATCGGCATGTTCACAGCGTGGGTCGCCTGCCAGACGTGGAGAATCTCCGTCTGGGAGGACATCACTCCGACATGCCCGGCGACCCTGAAACGCTCGTCCTGCATCGCGTACATGGTCACGACGTCGAACGGCCTCGGGCGGTCGACCTTGAGCCACGTCCCAGACGCGCCATCGCGATCAATGCGGCGCGCGGCTGCCACCAGGTCTCGTGATGAGATCTCGCCATAGGCCGGCAGGTCGACCAGGCACTCGTCGCGCAGCACCATGCGCACGAGTCCCCAGCAGCTACATCCGGCGGCGCTATCGCCGCCGTCTGCAAACGGGATGCCGATATACTTGGCAGCCCAATTCACCGGTACAGGCCGGGCAATCGATTCTTCGTGGAGCGAATGGCCGGCCATGGTTCTGAGCTCAGGTCATAGGAGTTGAGATCGGCGGTAAACCCGAGCGCGTCGCAGCTCACGTTACGCAGGAAAAGCAGCGGCGCCGAATATTCGACAACCGGAGTCCCGATCGCGACGCGCGGGTCCGAATTGTCGAAATCCGAGCGCGCGTAGACCTCTAGCTTTATCTGCGGAGACGTGCGCAGCCCAAGGACGGCCTCTCCGATGGCCCGGTCGACGTTGGGGATCGATATTTTGGCGCTGGGTGCGCTGATTTGGTCGCTGAGCAGTGACACGGACATGGCCGTGCCGAGGAACGTATTGCCACCGAGCACGTAGTTTTTGATGTCGGAGTTGACATAGATCGGACTGACGAGCGTCGGGTGAGTGATCGTGGCGAAGATCAGCACCACCTCAGAGGAGTTCGACGCCTCAATGGCGGTTCGGAACGAAGTGCCAAGGGTGCGCATCAGGGCACGTTTTTCATTGTCATTTGTACTTCATAGAGGTTGTATCCGACGTCCTTTACCGACGGCGCTTGCCCCACGAAGACGAACGTCTCGGTCGTGCCAGTGCGTGGCCTGGCGCGCAGGAACGGGAGCGTTCCATCCGCCAAAACGGTTCGGTAGAAGTCCAGGAAAGATGCGTACTCCGCCGATCGCATCCAGGTCGAAAACGTGATCGTGTCGCTCGAGATCGACATGCGTCGACGCCGCTTGGGCGGCCCGACCTCTGGCGCGAACTCCGAAAAGTTCGTGTCGATCTGCTCCGAATAGGTGCCGGTGCGCGCATACGTGTTGACGTCCGGCGGCCAAGGAGCGGTCTCCGTCTCCGTCAGGAGGCGATACGTGCCGTCCTCCTGAAGGAGATATGAGCCGTCTTCCTTGAGGAGCGGCATGGCGCACCTTACGAGAGGGGCCGGATATGGATGATCACGTCCGCCGTCGCGGGCGAGCCCTGCGCGGTGCCGACGCG